TTAGCCTTGCAGCAGAGAAAGAACCTGCTGAGGAACCTGGTTGGCTTTAGACAACACGGAGTTGCCAGCCTGCTGAATGATCTGCGCTTTAGACATATTTGACACTTCGGTCGCATAGTCTGCATCCTGAATACGGGACTGCGCTTCAGACAAGTTAGTGGTAGTGTTGTTAAGGTTGGTCACAGCAGAGCTCAGACGGTTCTGTACTGCACCCAGAGAAGAACGGAACTTATCGATAGAGGCAATAGCATCGTCCAGCGCTTTCAACGGGTCAGGAGTAGCCGCAGACGCTCCCTGAGCTTCTGTGGTGATAGAACCATCAGCTGCTTTATAGAGAGCAGCTCCTTTATCATCAATAAAGCTGCCGTTGGCAAATTCTTGATAAGTCGTAGTTACAGTTTTTTCTGTATCAGTAGTCAGTTTGCCATCTAAATCCAGATTCACGGCCGTACCACCAGCAGTTACCGCACCAGCAGCATCAACGTCGTAAGACGCAGCACCGTTAGTAACAGTGTAATCTTTGCCAGATAATGCTGTAGCCATATCGCTAGCAGAGATTGATGCACCCGTAATTTTAAATCCTGCTGCACCTGCACCAGTAGTAACCAACGTACCTTTATCAGCCGTTGTAATTGTGGTCATAACACCAGTAGTACCGGCATCGTTTGTGTTAGCCATCAATCCGGCAAGCGAAGCTGCTGGAGGACTGCCTGCACTGTTCTTGGTCAAGTTACCAGTAGTATCAAGATACAGTTGTGAGTTATCATCAGCCGCCGTGATGTTTCCTGCGCTATCAATGATTACATCTTGGGTTGTTGTTCCAATTTTGACTGTAGCAGTAGCGGAACCACCCTTAGTAAGATAACTCAGAGCATTCGCTGATGTTACATCTGTAGCATCAAATTTGTAGGACTTACTGGTGGAATCAAAAGTATAATCAGCGTCAGCATTAACACCTAAACCGTTCACGATGGTCGGTGCTGTCTGGCTGATTTTGCTGCCGTTTGCAACGCTATTCAGCAAATCAGCTGTAGTCGCTGACTTATAAGTAGTAACATCGTCTTTAGTCCAAGTGCTGTTACCGTTTGCCCCTGGGGTTTTCGTGAAACCAGTCAGATCTGCTTCGGTCAATTTAGCATTATCAACTGCACCTTTACCATTTACGTTAAAGCTCGTAAGTTTCAGGGTATTAGAGTCGATTTGTTTCAGGTCTATGGTAATGGTCTGGCCATCGTTAGCACCAACCTGAATTTTCATGGAACCGTCTTTTGCCAGCACATTCACACCGTTGAACTGGGTCTGACCGGATACACGGTCAATTTCATCCAGACGGGATTTGATTTCGTCCTGGATGGAGTCCAGGTCAGACTGTGAGTTAGTACCAGTAGAGGACTGAACGGTCAGCTCACGGATACGCTGTAAGTTGTTGTTGATTTCAGACAGTGCACCTTCAGTTGTCTGTGCAACGGAGATACCATCGTTAGCGTTACGTGCAGCCTGGGTCAGACCTTTGATGTTAGAGGTGAAGCGGTTAGCGATCGCCTGACCAGCTGCATCATCTTTTGCGCTGTTGATACGCAGACCGGAAGACAGGCGCTCAATAGCAGTGGCCATTGAGGATTGATTCTTATTGATGTTATTCTGAGTTATCAGCGAGAGGCTGTTGGTATTAATGACTTGTGCCATGATAGTAATTCCTGTTTGACTGGTCGTAATTTAAGTTTACGGCTTCCACCACTAGGCTCTTGCGCCGCTAAATTTACTATCGGCAACCATTGCAGATCCTTTAGAAAAAAAACAAAAAAACAATATCCTACTGTTTTATAAATTGTTTATCCTGAATCGTACATACCTAGATGCACGACATTTTCTTCACTCGGTAGTCGTCATCAAACCAAAAAGACTATCCGATGTTCAACATAGTCAGTAGTTGGCGAAACTAACCCCATTAGAAAACCCTCCCCATGTTACGCAGGATCCAGTATCGGTTCTCACTTCCGTTTGTCGTCTTATCGGCGAAGTCCGGCTGGTATCGCTCGATCCATGAATTTGCATCCTCCTGGCTGAAATGCCAGTGCCTCTCCTGCAGTTCAGCGATGAATTTGTCTGTATGCAGGCAGAGATAGCCCTTCGGGTTTTGCTGTATGGCCGCAATAAAAGCAGCACGAATATCCGGTTGACGAGGCATGAACACACCCTCACTCACTTATTGACTGTATGCATATACAGTAGTATTTTTATAAAAACAGATCAAGCACAGGCAATTTTTCACTTATAAGAGGATCGGTATGTTTGTTGAACTGGTTTATGACAAGCGAAATGTTGAAGGGCTCCAAGGGGCCAGAGAGATCATCCTGGCTGAGCTAACAAAGCGAGTGCACCAGATTTTTCCTGATGCAGAAGTGAAGGTGAAGCCGATGCAGGCGAACGCTTTAAACAGCGACGCCAGCAAAAGTGATCGGGAAAAGCTCAATCGCATGCTGGAGGAAATGTTTGAAGATTCCGATATGTGGCTGGTTTCTGAGTTTCCGACCGTTCGCCAGGTTGGCCTTTAAATTTTACTCGGTTAATATTCCCCACGTTTGCTCGGGCATGAACACTGAGCAACCAGCCGCCGCCAGTTCTTTCTTAAGACGGGCGGCGGTTTTCTTAGCGAAGCCGTTTCAATATGCGGTCTTCAGGTATATCAAGCTCCACCCTGTTTTAGCTCATCAACCTGTTTACTAAGCTCTGCTACCTTTGCGTTAAGTGCCTTTATGGCTGCCAGGGCATCCATCATCAGTGGGTTAAGGTCAAGCGTCATTTTCCCTACGCCCTCAGCAGAGTGAACATATTCCTTGTCGATTTGTTCGATCTGCTGAGCAATTACGCCACGGCGCTCTGTCTGCTCATCATCATCAAGGTAGTAGAATCGCTTAAACTCCATTTGACAGATGTTTTCAAGAGAATCAGCAACATCGAGATCGCCGTTGACGTGCTTAAAATTAATATCTGATGTTCCAACAGACTGCATCTGTGTCCATGGAATGGTGGACGAAGATGTATTCATAGCAGATGCGCCAAGGTTCCGGACGAAAAGATTCCCGGATGCTCCTGTAAATATTTGCTGTCGGCGCGTTGGGTCATACCCGCATACAATACCTGAGCCAGCTTGCGGGGCCCAGGCAGTACCTGAACCGTCAATGCCATAAAATCCTGATTCGGTATTTCCTAAGACGTTAATAGTTGGAGTTCCGAAACCGAAATAGCCCACACCTAAAACATTCCCAGTATTGGGGCCTACATCCTTGGTGGCGGCACTTCCTAAACCAAGGTTTGTACGAGCACCTGCTGCTGTCTTATCACCAGTTCCACCCTGGGAAATGCTTAGCGCGGTAGTCAGCCCGGAAAGACTGGTGATGTCGCTGTTTACCCCTTTCTTCGCCAGTGATTTCTGCCCCGGTACGGTGACTGGTGTGCCGTTAATCGTTATGGTGACGTCTGTCGTACCGTTCATCACATCAGCAAAGCCGCTCATGTAGCGCTGGTACATCGTGAAGGTTTCAGCAATGTCCTGCGCCAGGCCATCCACACTCAGGCTATCGCTCAGCAAAATCGAATACTTCGTTCCAGCAGGAATTGCTGGGCTTGCCGCAGGTGTCACGGTAAGAGAAGTTGCGCTTCCGATCGCGGTGATCTGGAAAACCTGCGCTGGGCTTGTCAAGGCGATAACAGTGCAGCCGTTACGAATGAGTGAGCCAGCAGCGGTGAAGTTTGTTCCCGTACCTGTAAGGCTATTTCCGTTTATGGCGATTGTGCCGGTGTTATAAATCATATTTTCTCCAGACAATAAAAAACCCCGCCGGAGCGAGGTTGATTTGAATAGACACTGAATTCAGACGTACATATCAGGCAATACAGGAAGGCTGAGCGGAGTAATGGTGTTATTACCGAATATGGCATACTGCTCGCGTCCAAGGTATTTCCCGCCCTGAACTGAAGCGCTGCCGTTCTGTATCTTTATTCCGAACATCCGATACACGTACATGCCATTAACCATATGAATCATCAGACCAAATCTGCCCAGCGGTACATAGCCGCTGCCGATGCTCACGGCACTTGTGGAAGGTGACCATAGTTGATTGAGGTATACGAAAGGTCGCTTTGTAGTTGAAAACGTACAGGCCCCTTCAGCGTTGAAAATATTGAGGCCAGTACCAGGCTGCGGCGCTACGCCACTGGCGAAGATAACGATGTCTATCGTGCCTGTTGTGGGAGCGTCATCATTAGTTGACGGAGGACTGAAGAATCTTACTGTGTTGCCGTCGAAGTCAATCGTATTACCGCTATTACAGCGTCCGAAAACGATATATTTCGACTTGTCATAACCTGATATCGTCGGAACCGCCCAGCCCCCGGTTGGAACATTCACAGTACCTTTCCAGATACACTGGCCTGACTGAGTAGCGTTAGTTATAGATGTGAAATCTGTGCTGTCGCTTATGAGCAAGCCCACACCACTACGCTGGCCCGTCGGAAATATCTGCCAGAGGCTTCCGGGAAACGTGTACGTGCTTTCTCGTTCGCTGATACTGTTGTCTTTCATCGTTGAGTTCTGCGTGACTCGCGCTCCCGATATGGTGACCGAGTTCATTTTATGAAGAAGCCCTGAATCAAGATAAGCCGCCGCATGTGGAATAAACAGCACCTGCGAACCGGATACATAACCGGAAATATCCGCGTACTTGGCTTTCTGATATCCACTGTCAAAACTTGCTCCAAATGACGGGCATCTCAGCCCCGCCGTTATCGCCATACGTTTCCCGCCGTCGTTCAGCTCTATCAATAACCCTGTCGGCATATTATCACCATGTCCCAAGTACGATCCGGCCACCACCCGGAATATTGATGGTGACGCCGTTGCCATTAATGACTGTGGTATTACCGGATCCGTTAAATGAAAAATTACCGTTGGTTGCATAAATGGAGCCACGAACCGTCACGTTGTTGAATGTGGCATATCCCGACTTGTTTATATGCCAGCCAACGTTCCCTGTGCCGTCCCAGGTTGAAGACTGAATATAGCTGCCGATTTTGGCGTTACCGATCGTCCCGTCACCAATTACTGTGTCCCGGATGATGGCTTGTCCGTTCTGGATAACAAACGGCAGAGTCACGGCGCCGCCTGCCTGGGTCATAACCGCGAAGCGATCAGCGAGGAAGAGAACCTGCGTCTGCATTCCAGATGGCGTATTCTGAACACCAATCCCCATCCCTGCTGCATACTGATTACCATTAGAATCAACAGCGACCTTGATGCTGTACATCGCATTCAGGTTGTTATTGATGTCCGCTGATACCTGGCTGTTCTGGATAATAGCCGCAGACTGACCGTTAACCGTGACCTTCAGCGAGTTGATTTGCGTAGCAGACGCCTGAGTGAAGTCAGCGAGCGTCTTTGACAAGTCAGTGACATTCGCAGTGTTTCCACCAGTACTGGAATCCAGTGTGCGCAGCGACTCAGCGACAGCTTTACTTGCATCTGCCATGACATTGTCGACTCGCTCAATACCGGCTTTGTTATCACCATATTGCACGCTCAGAAGGTTACGCTGGTTAACCTGAGCGAGCGTACTCGTGATCAGCGCAATAGCATTGTTCTGAATACTTCCACTGGCCTTATCAGTTTGTGCTCCCAGTTCTTCAAGACGTGATGCCATTGAGGAATCAAGGTCCGTGACTACCTGGCTAAGTTCAGTGATTGATGCTGTATTCTGAGCACCTACAGCCGCTGCTGAATCAGCTTTGTCAGATGCGGCCTGAGTGGCAGCCGTCAACTGGCTTACCGCGGAAGCGCGAGCTTCAGTTTCCGTTGCTAACGCCTGGCGAACTTCAGTAATACCCGCTTCATTCTGCGCAGTTTGTGCCTCAAGACGAGTAACATCCGTGACGCGTGCTTCCGTCTCAGTGGCGATCACCTCCCGTAGCTCTTCGAATGTCGCAGAATTAGCCCCCTGCTGCGCAGTCTGGCGCACAACAACATCAGCAATAGCCAGGGCGTTGCCAATTATTGCTTCTGCTGTCTGCTTATTCGAACCTACTGCTGCAGCCAGACCATCTGCGTTCTCCTTAATCGCATCAGAAAGTTCGGCCAGTTTCTCGCTACTGTCTACAGCACTCTCAATCAGATCCTTAAATACCTCAGAATCTTTAATCTCCTCCAGGATCACATCGGTGATATCGGAAACATCGATGCTCGCCTGTCCGCGCACCCAGTCGGTGTATCCTGATTCATTGCCGCTGCGGTCCACCAGCTGCGCGCGGTACCAGAAAATCTGTCCAGCCTTAAGGCCCATCTGCTGATATTTGCGCTGTGGGTAAGGCACATCGGCCAGCAGCATCGCATCGTCTTCGGTACCGGTCAGGCTGTACTGGATTTCGGTCTTCAGCGTGTCGTCGGTATTCGCAGGGAATCCCCAGTTCAGCTCGATACCGAATACAACGTTTTCAGAAGCGATGAAGCCAACCGGCTTCGGTGGATTGCCCACTTTACCCGTCAGCGTTTTCTCTTCTGAATAGCCCCATCCGGATGATATTTCTGCGGCATTGATGGCGCGCACGCGCACCAGGTAGCGCCCGGCATAAATTCCCGGGACATCGAACGACGTTGTGGAGCTGCGCGGCACGTTAACCCAGTTCCCGTCGTTGCGGCGCCATTGCGCTTCATAGGCGATAGCGTTCTGCGCCTGGTCCCAGCTCACGCGCATTGTTTCGACGCTGATATTTTGCTGAACCACTGAAAACGAGCTGATTACGATGTTCTCAGGCGGAGACTGGTTACCTGGCGGGATCACACTCACCGGCCGCTGGTCAATGATGGCTCCGGTATCAATACGGGCATATTTATCCGGGTCATGCCATGCGCCGGTAATCGAGAAAGTGCCATCATCGTTATCGGAAACGCTGACAACTCGATACTGCTGCGCATAGAGCTCGTCCGATTGAACCACCCAAACAGCTTCGGCCTCTGGCGTCTCACTGTATGCCGTGGTGACTGTGACAGATTCCCCGTTTACAGCCTGAATAGTCCTGCTCTGCGACGCTCCGGATGGTAGGTTGAGAATAAGGCGATCACCTGCTGCTGCATCTGCCACGCGGTCAAGTTTGATAACGCGACCGTTAACGTCGCTGATGCGTCCGCCCATCACCTTTCCGGAAAGCAACTCGTCTGCCACGGCGATGATGTAGCCCGGCTGCGGAATGTTTCCGTCCAGCCCGACATCAAACGAAATAACGCGATCCTTGTTGTTGGTGAGAATACCCCAGCGTCCCTTTCGGTTCGCTTCTGATTGTCTGGTGCAGCCGATGGCTGTCATTTCCAGCTGATTGAAGCCGTACCGAGCTAGCGCAGTTTGGCGTCAATCACCTCGGTGAAGCTCTGCAGCGTCATTGTGTCGCCGATCTTCGCGCTGTTGGCGTCAGAGGTAATCTTACGCAGGCGTATTGTCCAGGTGCTGCCAGCCTGCGGTAAATCGATACGGTGGCTGCGCTCATAGCCAGACGTTGTTTTGCCGGTCACGCTGGTATTAAGTACCGTCTGCCATGCGCCGCCGTCCGTCTGCAGGTCAATCGCGTAATTAACCGAGTAACCGACCAGATCGCCGTCGTCCTCCTGTTTGAAAAGCGAGGGCCATTTCAGACGCAGGCGAACTGCTGAAAGCTGCGTATTGGTAAACGTGCGCGTCCAGGCTGTGGCGCTTGATACCTCAGTTCCCACGCTGATTTCGTTTTCGGTACCGGGAATACCCTGAATATATTTTTGCGCCTGCGTTCCAGCGCGAAACTCCCACGTCACGCCGCTGAAGTTTTGGGAACCGTCGGAATTCTCCAGCGCCGTTCCGTCCAGGTAGATATCTTTGCCGGTTAGCTGCCCTGCAAACTCCCCTTCGCCAAGCGCAACGAGGATTTTTGCCTTCGCTACAGATTGCAGATCATCAGGCTGTTCGGTAGGGGTTCGTGAACTGGAACTGCCGCCCTTGCGGCCCTTTAACACTTTATCTGTAGCCATATTGCGCCCATAAAAAAAGCCACCTGAAGGTGGCCAGAAAAAAAGGTTAGTTATCTACTGCTGATCTTCGACATAAATTCCGGCAGAAATAATCGCTCCGCCGATTCTACGCTTACCATAAAGGAGCGGTACCGGGTACCCGGTATCACGCCGTTCGTTGTGTATCTTCACGTTACGTTCCACCAGCGCCTGTCGGTCTGGCCTCGGCACTGAACGCTCTACGGCCTCATGCTCATCGAGAGAATGGATAAGCTTTTCTGAACCGACGACATCAGCGTATGCCCACGTCGTGAGGCCAGCGTTATGAATCCGCAGGGCGAGGTCACTGTGTTCGTACATGCCGCGACCATAAACCGGATCGAATCCGCCCACCTTCTCGATGGCGCTGCGGTGGTAGGAAAGCATCACGCCGCGCTGCCCGGTGTAAGCAACATGCTTATCATCACGGTACAGCTCCGCCATGTCGTGCAGCTTATTGCGCCCGGCCAGATCCAGAAACTGGTAAGCCAGGTGCGGCTCAGGTGATTCGATGTAGGGAAGATGCCAGTTATCGGCGATAGGCCAGGCGTCATCATCCCACAGAAAAAGATGCTCGCATCCGGCATCCATCAGGGCTGACAGGCTGGCGTTCTTCGAAGCAACAATGCCGAGTGATGTTTCATGGCGAAGCAGCTGCACGCCGTGGGGAACTACCGCTGCAGGTTTAGAACCATCATCGACTACCACCACCAGCGCACCGGCGGGAAGATGCTTCATGTGCTGTTCGAGTGCTCGCTTTAAAACGTCTGCGCGCTGATGCGTCGAAATGGCAATGCCGATCCGTGATGAAACGACGCTGGCGGGAACGTATGGGACACCATCAATAGTGACCTGCATAGTTATCCTCTGATGGACAAATTTAAGGCATAAAAAAACCGCCCTGAGGCGGTTATATCTGGCGATTTAAAATCTTGGCGCTATGCCGTACTTCGGCGTCTTTATGTTTGCAGCCCAGACCTTAATATCGTTCTGAAGCAACAAAGTGAAATCAGACTTGAGGTGGTTAACCATCTCATTGACCTTTTCGGCATCATTAATTGCAAAGTGATCAATCCTGTTTACCCCGACTGATGCACAGCTGTAAGTTGCAGGAACATCCTTCCCGTTCACATTAAGAAAATCCTTCTTATCCCCACAACTACCCTCGGACATATAGGATACGAGCATATTGGCTGATCCCCGCTCTGGTTGCGAGATGCTTATCATGACGGGCAATCCCTCTGAGGTCTGCGTAATGTCGTAAAGCACTGCATCTTTCTGATACCAGGTATTGTATTCCCTTTCCTGAAATGCTGAGTATGAAGGTGACGATATCGCCACCAGCAAAGCGATTGCAATAGATTGAATTTTCATCGTTTGTTATCGTTGTGTTTAGTCGAATTTATTATTCATATTGTGCCAAAAACAACAATAACCTAAGATTAATCCTACTAATTTTAGCGGTAATGAAGTATCACTTTACTCAAAGTGAAGTATTCATGTATCTCAACCCAATGAAGCATTATAAATGCCGATAATTTGCATTAAGTAGAAACTTACCCCATGGAAAAGAAAAGAATTTGCAATGACCTCTCAATACATTATCAGTACTCAAAAACAACCCTCTTGTTTTTAGTGAGTTTTTTCGAATGGAGAACTGATTGCTACGTTTCATCCATGATGTCTAATAACAAAGAGTCACTTATTAAACAAATCAGCGAGTACGCCAAGCTCAACGAGCAGGTGACCTGCCCCCAGAGTTAGATACAACCTTCAGTTAGTAATGTCGGTTGGTTTTTCTTCATATTTCCCGTTTCGCCAGCCCGCTGCAAATTCAGCCGGCGTCAGGTAATTCAGTGATGAATGTGGTCGACACTCGTTATAATCCAGTCGCCAGTCATTAATGATCTTCCTGGCGTGAACAATATCGCTGAACCAGTGCTCATTCAGGCATTCATCACGAAAGCGTCCGTTAAAACTCTCAATAAATCCGTTCTGCGTTGGCTTGCCGGGCTGGATAAGTCGCAGCTCCACACCATGCTCAAAAGCCCACTGATCGAGTGCGCGGCAGGTAAACTCCGGGCCCTGATCGGTTCTTATCATAGCCGGATAGCCGCGAAACAGCGCAATGCTGTCCAGAATACGCGTGACCTGCACGCCTGAAATCCCGAAGGCAACAGTGACCGTCAGGCATTCCTTTGTGAAATCATCCACGCAGGTCAGGCACTTGATCCTGCGACCTGTGGCCAGTGCGTCCATGACGAAATCCATTGACCAGGTCAGATTGGGCGCCATCGGGCGGAGCAGCGGCAGACGTTCTGTTGCCAGCCCTTTACGACGTCGTCTGCGTTTTACACTCAGGCCATTAAGTTGATAGATGCGGTAAACCCGCTTGTGGTTAACGCAAAGACCTTCACGTCGCAGAAGCTGCCAGATACGCCGGTAACCAAAACGGCGGCGTTCAAGTGCCAGCTCTGTGATGCGTAGAGACAGCTGCGCGTCAGCAGCCGGACGCTGAGCCGAATATCGGCAGGTTGACAGGGACAGACCTGCCAGCCTGCAGGCACGACGTTGCGACAGACCCTTAGCCTCGCACATGACTTCCACGGCTTCCCGCTTCTGGTCTGTCGTCAGTACTTTCGCCCAAGAGCCACCTGAAGCGCCTCCTTATCCAGCATGGCTTCAGCAAGCAGCTTCTTGAGTCTGGCGTTCTCTTCCTCAAGCGACTTCAGGCGCTTAACCTCAGGCACCTCCATACCGCCATACTTCTTACGCCATGTGTAAAAGGTGGCGTCGGAAATGGCGTGCTTACGGCAGAGCTCACGGGCAGAAACGCCGGCTTCGGCCTCGCGGAGAATACATATGATCTGTTCGTCGGAAAAACGCTTCTTCATGGGGATGTCCTCATGTGGCTTATGAAGACATTACTAACATCACGGTGTATTAATCAACGGGGAGCAGGTCACAGGAAGAAATCCAATTGCGCAAGATAATCAGCTGATTGGTTCAACGCTTGAGGTTAAAACCATTTTCATACCCACTAGCGGAAGTAGATGGCTTAAATGAGGTAATCAGGAATGGATTCGAACCATTGAGCCAGAAGATATAGGTCGTCTGCACCATCCTCCAGCTTGTAGCAGCGTCACGCTTCGTCCGGAACAGTTTAACCTGCTACCCCGCGCACCAGATTATTACTGTGAATATCTAACTTTGTGGTTCAGCAGGCTGTCTGATCCACTTCTTAGTGAGTCTTCAGTCTGGATTTTAACTGAGCAGCGCATCATAAGCCTCGAGAATTTCTTTCCTGCTTACATATCTGTCTGCTGCCACCAGGACAGCACCGCTTTTCCCGTTGAGGAAGGTTGAAAAAACCATTATGACATCCAGAGATCTTACTTCTTGGTTTGAATGCAGGTATCTGATTTTGCTTCTGTAATCACGAATTCTCAATACTCTCACATGTTCGTTATTGGCAAAAACAAGTATCGGAGCCACAACATTTCCTTCCTCAAGTGATTCATTTTATGTGGATGATGTTAGCCTTTAAATAATTCAATCACATGAAAAAAATCTAATGTCTGTGACTTTCGCTACGTTTATTTACCCAGGGAGCCTATTTATGCCTATTTCCATACCCTAAAAACCATAGGGATCACGAAGCCATCATTATCAATCCCTCCAGCGGGTGCTGGCTGTTGCTTTTACCCTCTCAAAGAGATAATTAGTTCTTCATCCCTTGGAGTGGATATGCGTTGTTTGTGACAATAAAAAACCGCCCGAAGGCGGCGATTAGTGTTCAGAGGGTTGGGCACTGAGTTCTGAATATGGTTTCTGCTTCTTCGCATTTTGATTGTAACTGCACCAGCCTTTCAGCTATGTCACTGCTTGGGCAGTTCGTCACTATGCAATACCCCTCAACCCACGCCTCATCACCACTTTCTGTGAACAGGCTTTCGAATATCTTTACCCAGTCACTGCTTGGTACACGCTCCAGCTCAAAGAACTTTAATGCACCACTCCCACGTTTTGTTCTGTGCTCATCAAATCCCAGGATTTTCATTCTTCATCTCATCGTTGTTTACTGGGAAAATTTTTAGCACTTATCTGAGGTTTTTTCTAATTACCAAAATTTATAGGCATCACTGTTTTCCCATTATCAAGCCCACCAGCGGATGAGCTTTGTAATGCTTACTGAGCTGGTTGAATGTCGATGTAGTATTCCTTCCCCTGCTCGAACTGGTCGAATGCTGCCGGGTTGGACACATGCATCGTCAACTGGCCGTCAGGCGTGTACTTTGACCACGCCTTGTTTTCTTCGGTGTCAGCAGTAATTGGGCTCATGTGGATGGTTCGATATGAATCATCTTCTGCCTTCTGAATTGATTGGCAGAAAAATTTAGCACGTACGGTCATTGGTAATCCTCAGATGTGAAAAAGCCCCGCTATTGCGAGGCTATTGGTTACCCTGTTCGCTGGGCCTGCGCCGGTTGCCACTCGGTTTAAGGCGGGGAATTTATTTAGGCCAGTTGATGAGAAACAGCAAGCCAATGAAGGCACAGAAAATAGCACCAATACCAGCAATGCCAATTATCAACCAGACCAGAATTGTGCCGATGGCTGCGATCATTTGGACCTCACTTCTATTGGTTTCTGGCAGTTCGCCTGCCACGCTTTGTTATGGGTCAGGATGTCTTTCTTCGTCTGACGGTCCATAACATCGATATCGTGATCAGTGAGGTAGATTGGCTTTACCCAGTCACAGGCGGTATCAACCACCACCGGGACGCTTCCACGTGTCACGCAGCTCGCGATCAACATCGTCATCAGGCATATGGTTAACAGTCTGCTGTACATTGCTGGCCTCTTTCGTAACGTCTACCCGGCGTTCTGCAACTGCTTCAGTGGCAGCGGCTTTCTCTTCGGTGTTTTGTTTCTGGAATTTTGCTTCCGTTTTAGTCGTTCCAGAGGCATGACCAAAACCGAAAGCAGCTGCAATGGCCCCAAGAACAGCAACAGCCAGGCCGACAATCATTTCAATACCCATGCTCACCTCACACCAGCACTGATCTTGCCAGGTTAAACAGTGCACGGCGTTTATCCAGCCCGTTACGACCGCCATTGATAAGCAGTGTCACGCGCTCAATATCGCCGGAATGAAGAAGGCAGCCATGAGAGACATAGAACCACGCGGCGGAGCGTGCAGCGTATTCATCTTGTTCCAGCAACTCAGGCTGGGTGACAAGGTCCAGCTTCAGAGCCAGCCCACAGCTGCGGTAATTGCTCAGGCCGGTGATTTGCTTCAGGCCGCGACCGCGATATTTCCAGCCATCGCCAGCAATCTGGTTGCCCAGGTTCTTTTTGCCCCACTCACCGCCGTAAACCAGATTGGCTATCGCTTTCTGATTTGCCGGTTGCGTTGCCGTTCTGCCGAGTGCGGCGGCCTGCTGGTTGGTAATCCGGTGGCTGCCGAAGTTGGGGACCAGGTTTTCCGCCGCATAGTTCAGGCTTTCCACCAGCCGGGTATACCCGCCGGACTCATGCCCCATCTGTGCGATGAACATGGCCTGATCGAGCGGTGCTGTGATGCCGAATTCCTTCATTGCAGCATCGATGCGCGAAAACCAGCGCGAAGCGAGCCCGGCGCTAATACCAGCCGCCTTTTGAAATTGTGATTGGTTCATTAGTGCCTCAGTGCATCAACAAGGCGCGCCACGTTTCCCCGAGCCCAGAGAACGGCAGCACATATCAGGACGTTCACCAGCACCACAAACCAGTGCGATTCATGGTACAGGCCGAACAGATAACGGAAAGGAACGCTGGCGTATACCAGCACAGTGAAATAAGCCATCAGCGATATCAGTGGGCGATGTCTCGCACTGCCACGCTGATAAAACATCAGTGCAATAACGATAACAGCAGAGATAATTGCGTTAGCCAGTGCAGCAGGTTCAATTACCATTCCCCCCTCCTCCGCGTAACCGCGAGAAAAAGCCGAACAGGCTGTTCAGATCCTGGTTATTAAGAAAAGTTAGGATTTTTATACACAGCGCAGACAGAATCACTGCACCAAGTGCATCAAGAGGTTTTTCATAGCGCGTAAAGGCGTTTAGCCATGAACCAATAAAAAGGCAAATTGTGCCAGCATCTGCATGCACCATCCGAACTGCCCACCAGCTGCTTTGCGAACATTCTTCGGTGCGACATCCATCGCATATCGCGCCAGCGCCTGAACTGCGAGCTGTTCATCCGTTTTACTGATTCCCGCTTTACCGAAGAACGCCGCCAGGCCGAAGCGCGCACGGCTGCTGGTGGTGCCAATCGCCGCCATTACATCTGTTCCTGTAAGGCGATCCGGAGAGGTTCCTTTCACGTCGTCGCTGATGTGCATGCCCTGAGGGCTGAAATGTTTGAGTGATGCTTCCAGTTTCATACGGTTGCCCCCGCTGCCTTGATGGTTTTAATAGTCTGCATTGCTGGAATGCCTTTCTTTTGAGTAACGTCTGGTCTGGGCTTTCTGCTGTGGAGCTGAACGTTGCTTTGCTAACTCCTGGTCAATTGGGAGGAAGTGCCCGTTATAGAATCGACGGTAGATCGTGCCCAGCTCACCGTTGCGCTGTTTGGTCACGTTAATTTCCGCTATCCCCTTTGCTGGCGACTCAGGGTTATAAACTTCATCGCGATAAAGCATCATGATGAGATCAGCATCTGCCTCAATCTCACCTGAGTTTTTAAGATCGGAGTTCATTGGACGTTTATTTGGCCGAGTTTCGACACCACGAGAAAGCTGACTCAGAGCAAGAACTGGCGTTTTGTTGGATTTAGCCAGGCGCTTAAGCCCTTTTGACACCTCACCGACGGCAAGGTCATATCGTGCAGTGCTTTCAATTTTGATAAGTGCCAGATAATCCACGACCACCAGCGCTATTTCAGGATGTGCCAGCTGCAGGCGGGTAGCTATCTGTTGAATCTGATCAACTGTCAGATCGGTGGAATCAACCATCCAGATGCTACGACCAGTCAGGCGCTCTACACCATTGGTCAGCCTGGCCCAGTCTTCATCGTCAAAATCAGCGGCCTTTTTCAGGCGTGAAACCGACATGCCACCGGCAGCGGATACCATCCGCTCACCGATCTGGATATTTGGCATTTCCATGCTGAAGAACAGGACACCACGGCCCTGTTCAGAAACTTTGTCGATGATATCCAGCGCCAATTCAGTTTTACCCATCGACGGACGCGCAGCGATAAACACCAGGTCTGTTGGTTCAATGCCGCCAGTCTTTGCATCAAGCTCTTCAATACCCGTCATGAGGCTTCTGGCTTCTTCGAGCCCGCGGTTGCGTGCATCTACCCGATCCACTACTGCAGGAAGAATGTCGTCGATGTGAACTGGCTGAACGGTCTTTTCTTCGAGAGAAATTGCGGCAATGCTGTTCTGTGCGGCCCTGAATGCCGATAAAGCTGCATCACCATTGTGAGCACTCCGCAGATCTGCCAGCGCCCTTTCAATTACAGCTTCGGCATCGCGAACAGCTGCATTACGCTCCATCGTCGAAACGTAGGAAACAAGCGCCGACTTCGCCCATGCGATACGGCTTGAGTCCAGAATGATTGCGCTGTGCTTTGGCATGCTTTCGCAGAGCAATACAGGGTCGATAACACCGGCCCCTCGCGCCTGACGGCAGATCCCAGTGTAGATTTCCCGATACTGTGGTACCGAGAAGGCGCTGGACGGAACTCTGGAGAGAATATCCAGTACCTCAGGGTCGGCACCACGAAGAAAAATAGCGCCGATTACCGCACCTTCCAGATCTTCATTTTTCCAGACAGGGGTCATGCTACAACTCCTGACACGATAGCGCGGAAACTTCCCCAGCCAAATGCCAGGCGGTTGCGTCCACCATCGGTAACCCGGTCCACGATTCGCTCACCAATCGTCTCTTTCAACTGGTCGAATGTGAGATTGCTGATCAGGATTGTCGGCAGAATGCTTTCGTACCGGGCATTGATGATTTCCTGCAGGATGGTCATTTCGGTCGGACTGCCAAACTGCACGCCCACTTCGTCGATAATCAGCAGATCCAGTGATGCAAAACGCTCTATCACGTCTTCCTCGGTCATTTCGGCATTGTGGCGCCACGTGCTTTTCACAGCCCGGGTGAGGCGCATGACGTCGGTTATTTCCACTTTAGCGAGGTGATCGCGAATGATGCTTTTCGCAATAGAAACTGCCAGGTGATTTTTACCAGTACCGCAGTTTCCGGTCATGACTAAACCGGTTCCGGCTTTCAGACGCTCAGGCCAGCTGTGGGTGTAACGCTGACAGGACGCGAGATTTTTGGCCGCATCCTGATTGATAGCCTGGTAGTTATCGAATTCACATGCTTCGAAACGTCGTGCGATCCCTGCGTTGTCCATCAGGTCGGCCACACGTAATGCACGCAGGCTGGATTCGATGTCCGCCAGTTCCGCTTTCACACACTCCGGGCATTGGGAATGCTTGACGTTTTCAACGCCACGATAGGCTTTTCCAGTGAGGGAAATACGTTGATAGTCACCATGCATTTCACAGGTGGCAGCGTGTACCTCGCCAGATTCCCAACTCCTCCACTGCCATGGTTTTTTATGCTCTACAGCGAACGCCAGTTCTTCACGAAGCCCTTCGCGCTTTGCCACCAGGGCTTCCCTTTCTTCGCGTTGTTTAATACTCAGCATTGTGATTTCTCCTGCTTACCAGTTGCAGTCTGACTGGCCGTAATCTTGTTCACTGAACCCTGATACAGGGAGCATTCCGGTTCGTACGTTGGTTTTGCCTGCGGGAGGCTGCCATACATCTTCGAAGTGCCGATCAGGACCGAAGAACGTTGCTGCTTGTTTGACGAACTGAGTTCCCTCGCTACCAGTGGCGCGAACATACCCGGCATAACGGCTTACGCCTGCCAGCATTGCCTCAGTGGTAACACCGTCTTTGATTCGAGATTTCCAGGCTTTCCAGGCAGCGGCCTTGGAGTTACCACCAGCACGTTTTGGATATGCCTGCCATGCCTGCTCGAACTCGTTGGAATAGTTCTCTTTGGAAGAGCGATTTTTTTCAGAACCGTTGTCAGATGAACCGTTATATTTAGGTTCTATGACTGATTCATTGACTGGTTCAAAAGAGTGACTGATTCTGGGTGCAGCTCCTGCACTACCCCCTAGTGAATCTCCTGCACCATGTGGTGAATCTCCTGCACTAGGTAGTGAACGACTTGCACTACCCCCTAGTGAATCTCCTGCACTACTAAAATCAAGTCGATAGACATTACTTGAGTTACCTTTTGGCCCCGGGCGAAGTTCTTTTTTTACCAGTCCGCATTCACACAAAGCATCAATGTGATTCATCACAGATCGCTTACTAATTTCGCACTGATCAGCGATGTGTTGATAGCTCGGCCAGCACTCACCATGGTCACTAGCGTTATCTGCAAGCTTAAGTAGCACGAGCTTATGAATCGCCAC